TCGTAGAGGTTGACGCTTCAGACGTTACTCTAATCCCTGAGCTAGTATACTACTTCGTAGTGGACGGCTGCGCGGCTCAAGGGATGGACTTTAATTTGAGTGTAGACGAATGGCTAGGGCTAATAGAGGTACAGGACTTACCTAAGTTAGTCAAAGTTATGGAGGAGGCAATGGGGGGAGACTCTAAAGCCGAATCAAAAAAAAAGGAAAAAGAGAACCTCTAACGTGGAACAAGATTGAGGAGCTGGGGCTAGGTCTACTAGGCTTATCCCCAGCGGCTCTTTACTCTTTAACGTTCGAGGAGCTCGGTAATGCAGTAACAGGAAAGAGACAAAGCGCAGAGATCCGGGAACGCTCAGACTGGGAGCGTACCAGGTGGCAGACGGCTCTACTGTTAAACGTACATACAAAGAAAGGGGCGAAGATCACCCCGAAAGATTTAGCTGTCTTTCCTTGGGAGAAAGCAGCACAAAAGAATAAGCCTCAGCTAGACGGCCTAAGGATGCTAAAAAGCTTGGTTAAAAATAAAAAGTAAAATGGCAAAGCTCGGAGATTTAGTTGTACATATTGGGGCTAACACTACAAAGCTTAATGCAAGCTTAGGGAAAGTACAGCGTAACATGCGCTCTATGACGGCTAACTTTACGAAGCTAGGTATGTCTATGAGCAAGGCTATTACTTTGCCGCTTGCTATTATAGGTGGAGCTTCGTTAAGAACAGCTGTAAAGTTCGAGGCTTCTATGGCTAAGGTTAAGGCTGTAAGTGGAGCAACCGCTAAAGAGTTCGATAGCTTGGCCGCTTCAGCTAAGGAGCTCGGACGTACAACAGTATTTACAGCTTCAGAGGTTTCCGGCTTACAGTTAGAATTTGCTAAGCTCGGTTTTACAGCCGTACAAATTAACCAGGTAACGGAGGCTACTTTAAATCTAGCTCAGGCTACAGGATCAGACTTAGCGCAAGCGGCTGAAGTGGCGGGAGCTACTTTGGGAGGTTTTGGCTTGGCCGCTTCAGAGACTGGAAGAGTAACGGACGTAATGGCGGCGGCTTTCAGTAGTTCAGCTTTAGATATCGAGAACTTCCAGGAGTCTATGAAACACGTAGCGCCAAACGCGAAAGCGGCGGGTGTAAGTATTGAGGAGGCTTCAGCTATGTTAGCAGTACTTTCTAAAGCTGGTATAAAGGGAGGTATTGCGGGTACAGCTCTAAGGAGGATCCTGCAAGAAATGCAAGGAACTAGTGGAACGCTTACCGAAAGATTTGCAGAGCTCTCAGCTCAAGGAATAGGCTTAACAGGCGCTATGGATGAGGTAGGACGTAGAGCCGGTACTTCGTTACTCGTATTGGCTGAGGGAGCCGGACAAGTTCAAAGCTTAACAGACTCATATAAAGACTCTGAAGGAGCTGCTCAGGCTATGGCTGACGTAATGAACGACACAACAGCCGGAGCTATGAAGCGCATGACTTCAGCCCTAGAGGGGGCGGCTATTGTTATAGGGGATGCTTTAGCTCCAGCTCTTAACGCTTTGGCTAAGTTTATAACGGATCTATCTACAGGCTTTACTAACTTATCTAAAGACACGCAGAATAATATATTAATATTTGCGGGGCTGTTAGCTCTTTTAGGCCCACTGCTTATAATAATCCCTAAAATTGTGGCGGGTTTTAATGCTATGCGCTGGGCTATGGTAGCGCTTAACGCTGCTTTGCTAGTGAATCCTATTGTTTTGGCTGGTATAGCTATAGCTGCTCTAGGGGTGGTAATGGTTGCTACTTCAGGAGATATTAAAAACTCCAGGAAAGAGACAGACAAATATATAGACTCTTTAAAACAGCTAGATAGACAGGCACAGCTTAACGCTATTAACTCTAAGATAAGAGAAGAGAAAGACAAGCTCACAGCGGCTAATAAATTACTAGCTACTTCAGAAATGATGGTAGCAAAAGCTTTAGATAAAAATGACCGGTTAATACATAATAAAAGGGTATCTGACTACAAAGCAATAGTTGAAGGGCTAACAGACTCTCTAGGCTTACTAGAGCAAGAGCTAGACAGTATACACGCTCAAGATTTAGACTTAGGGGGTGCTATAGGGGGAGGTGCTGAAGGCGGGGCTGTCAAAAGCGTAGGCGATGCTCTAGTTAATACAGTTGACGAAGTAAAGTTAAAACTACATGAGCTCGCCGGTATGGGTACGGCTTCAATGATCACTCTCAGCAATGGAGTACAGGACTTCGCTGTAAACAGCTCTACTCAATTACTAGCTTTCTTAGAAGATATGGAGGTTGTTACTGATGGGATAGAAGCAGCCGCAACTAAAGTTCAAGATCTAGGCTTAAAAATAGCTCAATCATTTGGTAATGCTTTCGGTGAAGTTGTAGGAGGCGCAAGCTCAGGAGGGAAAGCTTTTAAAAAGTTTGCAATCGAAGCAATAAGATCCGTTATAGCAATGGCTAAGGCTAATATAATAGCCTCAGCAATGAGCCCGGTCAATCCGGCTAACGCTTTGAGTGCTGGCTTAAGTGCTCCAGCTTTCGCGCTTGCTGGTCTAACGGCTTTAGATGCTTTACTATCTAATGTACCAAGTTTAGCAGAGGGAGGTATTGCTTTCGGTCCTAGTCTCGTAGAGGTAGGCGAGTACTCAGGAGCTGGAGGTAATCCAGAGGTTATAGCTCCACTTAATAAGCTACAAGATATGCTAGGAGGTAACTCGATACAAGTGTATGGACGTATCTCAGGCGATGACATAGTAATAAGTAATAACAGAGCTACACGCGACAGAAACAGATTTTAAATGAGTTATACTTTATTTAGTTCTGAGTTTACAGATATCTCTAACGAAGATTGGGAGATTAAAATTGTAGCAAAGGGAGGTGGTACGGACTGGGGCAAGGTCTTTAAAGTGGGGCCGGATGGCTTCAGGCTTAACTATGACTTCGATCAATACGATAGATGTAAGCCGGTAATAGGTAGCCGGGTACAGCTTACAATGTACCAGGATGACACAGAAACAACTTCCTTTGAGGCTTTTTATGATTTACTTGCCGCAATAGAAGAGGGAGGTTTTAGAATAGAAATATATAAGGATCAAGATGTAACGAACACTTTGTTTTGGGTGGGTGAGATAATACCTGAGCAGACAATAATCCCTGACGAATTCCCTAACGCAGCAATAACTTTAACAGCTGTTGACGGCCTAGCTAATCTTAAAGGGATAAAGTACAACAATGACGGCACAGCTTATGCTGGATCTGTTAAAGTACTAGATCACTTGCACAACGTAATCCAGAAGCTTCACGTATCCGAAATTTGGACGGCTACAGATGTAGAGCTTAAATTCTTTGAGGACTTTATAGGTAAAGAGTACAAAGACAGCATAGGAACGGCTCAAAATAAGCAGCTAGAAAATGCGAAGATATCTCAGCCAGCTTTCTATAATAAAGACGAGGACGGAAATCCACAATACTTTTCATGTTATGAAGTTCTAGAATCACTAGCGCTAACTTTTAACGCTTGTGTGTTTATGAGTGAGGGATCTATATGGTGGGTACCTTTAGGAGCTATACAATCACACGCCAGCGCCGGGCTATCTATAGCCAACTATATGCTTGGCAATGGGACTGTAACATATAACACAGTCGCTAATACTACAATAGGCGCAATCTTTGGAAGTAACAGCGCACAATGGGAGAAGCTCGTAGGGTGGGAGCGTACAACAGCGCCCGCCTTTAAGGAGGTAAAAAGAACTAGAGACTATCAGGGGAACAAACCTATTGTAAAAGACAGCTTATATACAGAGTCTGATATCTTAGCAAGTACAATTCTAGACGATGAGGATATACTCTACCCTGTAGGCACACAATTTCTTATTGCGGGATATCTTACTTATTTTTATGATGGTGATGGTGTAAGTACTGATGACTCTAGGGTGTCTCGATTAATAATAGGACTTAAGCTTAGAGTAGGAGACTCAGGAGGAGCTGACAGATATTTAACTAGAGCCGTTGCTTTTAACTCAACTAACGAAAGCTATGCAACTTTCTATAATTCTATAGCAGACACTGATCCCGATACTCCAAGCTTTTATGAGCCTATTTTAGATCCGGTAACCTGGGGCGCAAGTGCAGACACATTTGATATTGTTACATACGTATTTGATAAAAGACTAGGAACGAACGCCCCTCATAATGGAAATAGTGGCGACAACATACAATTTCCTTTCCAATTTATTACGCCGCCATTAGCTGCTGAATCTACAGGTCTACAGATTTCAGCCTCTTTATATGGCGCTAATGTTTTTGGCGCTAATGACAGCGATTTAGTTAATACTACTGACGCAGATTTTACTATAGGAGATTTTGAGGTATTTATCTATGACGACAATAACTCTCAAGAATTTAATACCTACGATATCACAGCAAAAAACCCCGATACATCAAGATACAACTTTGATCAGGGTACTACTTTACTAGGTGATAGGATTACAGATAGCGATTTAGGTACGATATCAATAAACAATGGATCAAACTACGTTGACTCTACAGAGTGGACCAGCTTGCAAAGCTCTACGGCTTCGCTATCTATTAACGGATTAGGTGTTAGGGAGCGCCTAGCTTCTAATGAGGACGCTAAGAGAATAGAGAGGGGCACACTATTTAAGCGGGGCTCTACCTGGATACATCCTTATACGATCCTAACCAATACAGAGCACTCTAGCAACTTTTACCAGGTTTCAAGCTTAATATTTATAGCAGCACGCTCTGAGTACGATATAGAATGTATGTACTTATCTCGTAATATTACAGGGATAACAGTAGCTAACGATAACAGCAAAGGAACGCCCGGCGGTGGGCTGCCTGATGTACTGCCCGAAACTAAAGGACCAGGACCGGATAATATAGTAAGCGATAACACAACGAAGCTAGGCTTTATAAGTACTGACACGTACGGAATAACAACAGTTAAAATTAGCACAGGCTCTAGTCAAACAGCTATTAATTTACCTTCTGAAAAAGCTACGGCGGGGGTTGAGATTGTAAGCATAAGTACAGCGGGGGCTATGGCTCCTGTAGCTGACGGAGCAAGTGGAGAGTTCCTTAAGACAAACGGCTCAGGAGTTCTGTCATGGAGTACTGCTGGCGGTGGTGGTGGTTGGTTTGGCTCTACTGCTTTAATAAAGGTCATGCCTACAGATTTTTTTATGAATGATGACGCTCTAAGATATCCTTTAACAGTAGAGGACGACTTTACAAACTCATTAGGAATAAGAGCGCCCTCCACTATTATTGAGCTCTATACTTTTATAGCTATACCGACAGGATACAAAGCTACTCATGCACAGGTCTACGCTTCAGCTTCTACAACTAGCGCCGTAGAAATAAAGCAATTCAATCAAACAACAGGTGCTACAGTTGATGAAGGATCTGGAGATTTTAACGCTTTAGTAAATTTTACAGATATATCGAGCTCATCAACAGTTAACATTGTTATAAAGCTTATGCCCGCTTCTACTACTACAATAATATATGGAGCAGATATAACAATCGCCGCAATCTAATGTCGTGTAAAGAGCTTACCCTAGAGGAATTAATTGAGCTCGTTGAGGAGATGGAAAAAGCATTAATACAAACAGAGGGAGCTAATCAAAACAAACCATGATAGACGTTAAAATGTGGGGGTTAAATATACTATCTATATCCTGGGGGGCGGCGGTATGGCTTACAGATGTAAATCATATTATAGGAATAGTGGGCGGTTGTGTCCTGGTATGGGCCAACT